TGACGAATCTTCAGATGATGTTCCGATTTCCGAATTAGAAAAACTTCTGCATAGACAACTTGGACTTCATGCGCTTCTTAATAAAAAAGATCCAGAAAATTATGCTGCTTATACCCCCTCAAATTGGGAAGATAGAAAAAAAACATTAGAAAATTCTGGTATCTTAAGCGTGCTTCCAGATGTAGCCCAGCAGTATGTTCAGCGCAAAGCCGCAATGGATAGAGTGGCGCAACCATATTTGAATTTTGAAGGTAAGGAATAAGAAATAATGGTTACCTCCGCATCTCCCCCGACTTTTAATCTAAACCTCAACGAGTTGATCGAAGAGGCGTTTGAGCGTGCTGGCGCGGAGTTGAGAACTGGTTATGAATTTCGGACGGCCCGGCGCAGTCTTAATTTGATGTTTGCCGAGTGGGCGAATCGCGGGATTAATTTGTGGACAGTTGAGTCAGACACGGTCGCCCTCTCCCAAGGGCAAGCTACCTACCCCCTCCCCGTAGACACCGTTGACTTGATGGAACACGTTATCCGTACCAATGCGGGGACTTCGATTCAATCGGACATCCCGGTTTCGCGCATCAGCGTTTCGACCTACTCCAGCCTACCCAATAAGACCGCGCAGGGCCGTCCGATCCAGATTTACATTAACCGGCAGAGCGGGGCTACTGAACCCAGCGGCGTGCAGCATCCGACGTTCACACTCTGGCCTGTGCCGAATGTGTCGAGCACCTATCAGCTTGTGTACTGGCGGCTCCGCCGAATGCTGGATGCCGGGACTGGCGTCAACACACAGGACATTCCGTTTCGCTTCCTACCTGCAATGGTGGCGGGGTTGGCGTACTATGTGGCGCTTAAGATTCCAGAAGCATCGGAACGGATTCCTATGCTTAAGCAGATGTATGACGAGGCTTGGCAGCAGGCATCGGATGAGGATCGCGAGAAAGCGGCTTGGCGAATTGTGCCGCGTGAAATGTTCATCCAATGAGCAATAAGTTTACATCTGGCCGGATTGCTATTGCCGAGTGCGATAGATGCGGTCAGAGGTACAAGCTGAAGCAGTTGAAAGAGTTGGTCATTCGGACAAAGAAGACCAATATTTTGGTTTGTCCGACTTGCTGGGAGCCAGATCACCCGCAAAATTTGCAGGGGCTATACCCGGTAGAAGATCCCCAAGCCGTGCGGAACCCTCGCCGGGATAACACATATATTGTGTCTGGGTTGAACTATTTGGGCGCTTTGGGTGAAGGTAGCCGGCAAATTCAATGGGGCTGGAATCCAGTAGGGTTCAGTGGTAACAGTGCGCTGACACCAAATGATTTAGCGGTGGTAGGTGTAGTAGGAACAGTAGGAGTAACTATCTCATGAAGAAAATGAATATGGGCGGCATGGCCGAGCACATGCAGAAAGAACATGGCATCAAGCCGGCGAATAAAGCACCGGGGTTCAAAAAAGGCGGCGCTACCAAGTGCATGAAGAAGGGTGGCCCGACTGGTTTGGAAATGCGGAAAGTGGGTCGCAACATGGCCCGTGCTAACAATCAGCGGGGGCGGTAATGGCTAAATTCAGCATGAAGCGTGGTGGTAAGGAGGTAGGCCCAGCGTCGGTCTACGCCGAGCCGCATACGATGACCGGGAAGGCTGTGAACGCTAAAGATTTCACTGGTCGCAATGTCAAGCCGATGCCTTCTGACTATATCAGCGTGGGTAATTATTCCACCGTTGATTTTGATCAGGCACCGAAGAAGCAGACCATTAAAATCCGTGGGTGTGGTGCGGCAACCAAGGGCACGATGGCTAGCGATAAGATGGGCTAACAGATGAATTATTCCGAGTTAGTGACGGAGATTCAGTCGTATGTAGAGAACGATTTTGCTACGGCTGACATTAATACGTTTATCGAGCAGGCTGAACAACGGATCTACAACACCGTCCAGCTTCCGGCTATCCGTAAAAATGTGACTGGATCTCTGACTATTGGAAATAATTATCTGACCGTGCCCACCGATTGGCTGGCGACGTTTTCGTTGGCGGTGGTGGACGTTGCTGGAGAGTATCGGTATCTACTCAACAAGGATGTGAATTTTATCCGTGCGGCGTATCCGACGACAACGGTGGCAGATCGTGGGCTTCCTGAGTATTACGCTATTTTCGACTCCAATTCTTTTATCCTTGGGCCAACCCCGGATTTAGCTTACACCGCCGAGCTTCACTATTACTATTACCCCGAGTCTATCGTCACTGCCAACACTACTTGGCTGGGCGACAATTTTGACTCCGCTCTTCTTTATGGCGCGTTATTGGAAGCGTACACCTACATGAAGGGTGAAACGGATGTAATGCAGGTATACCAAGGGCGGTATCAAGAAGCATTGGCATTGCTTAAAATGCTGGGTGACGGCAAAGACCGTCGCGATGCTTACCGTTCTGGTCAAGTGCGATACCCGGTTAAATAGGGGGCTGAATGTTAGATGCGATGGGTGGAACCGTAGGATCTCCAGTAGTCATCACTACGGACTACCGTGGGCTTACGCCGGATGAACTTGCCGACTTGGCAATGGATAAGATTTTGAGTGTGTCTGTGGCGGCTCCTAAAGAGATCCGTGAACAGGCGCTGACTTACCGTGCTTTGGTTCGTGATGTGGTGTTAGACCATATGCGGCAGGCGGTGATGCACGACCGCGTAACGATTGCTAATGCTTTAACTAAAGCTGGTGCGCCTGAGTTGGCGTCCATTGTAAAGGAGATCTGATATGGCTTTTACCGGAAGCGCAATGTGCGCCAGCTTCAAAGCTGAGTTGATGCAGTGCTACCACTTGTTTTCAACGTCTGCGAACCCTGCGCGTACTCTGAACACGACGCCGGATACGTTCAAAATGGCGCTGTACGACAACACCGCGACGCTGACTAAGACCACCACGGCTTACACGGCTTCGGGGGAACTTGCGTCTGGCAGCGGCTACACCACGGGCGGCAACTCGCTGACAATTTCCACGGCTCCGACGACTGATACGACCAGCACCAACAACGTGGCGTACATCAGTTTCTCGACGACTTCGTGGACTACGGCGACGTTTACTGCCTATGGCGCGTTGATTTACAACTCCTCGCAGTCTAACCGCGCTGTTGCTGTGTTGGACTTTGGTGGCGCTAAGACGGTGACCAGCGGTACGTTTACGGTGACATTCCCGACGTATTCTTCCGGCACCACTGCGGCAATCATCCAGCTTCAGTAGTTACTAAAAGATACGAATGTGGCCGCTGGTTGGGGCATAGTAGGGTGGGGGCTAGACGGATGGGGTGACCCACTCTATGTCCCTGTAACGGGTGTTACTACGACGGGCGTCGTAGGTTCTGTTTCTTTTTCTATTAGCTCTAGCGTAGCCCTCACGGGGGTTACTACAACGGGCGTCGTAGGTTCTGTTTCTTTTTCTATTAGCTCTAGCGTAGCCCTCACGGGGGTCACTACGACGGGCGTAGTAGGCACTGTTTCTGTTTCGGGTGCGGCTAATGTAGCCCTCACAGGCGTCACTACGACGGGGCGTGTTGGTTCAGTTACTGTCACCGGCACAGCTAATGTAGCCCTCACAGGCGTCACTACGACGGGGCGTGTTGGTTCAGTTACTGTTGCCGGCACAGCTAATGTAGCCCTCACAGGCGTCACTACGACGGGGCGTGTTGGTTCAGTTACCGTTATACCTAGTGTTGAGGTATTTCTTACTGGTGTAACGACGACGGGCGTAGTAGGGACGGTAGTTGCCCAGCAGGCTACGTTTGTATCCCCCACGGGGGTCACCACAAATGTGGTTGTCGGCACGCCGACTGTTCTCCCTAACACGATAGCTGCGGTTACCGGCGTCACAACGACAGGGGTAGTCGGGACTGTCAGTTTTGTTATTGACGCTAATGTAGCCCTCACAGGCGTTACAACGACGGGGATAGTCGGGACTGTCAGTTTTGTTATCGACGCTGATGTAGCCCTCACAGGCGTCACTACGACGGGGGTTGTGGGCGCGGTCGGGTTCATTATTGACGCCAACGTATTTCTTGTTGGCGTCACGACGACTTGCGTTGTTGGTGATGTTAGGATATGGGGGCAGATCATCCCCGACCAAAACCCTAACTGGGTGCCGGTGGACGATAGTCAAACGGGTGTTTGGAGTGCGGTTAACGACGCGCAAGTAGCGGGATGGGTAGCCGTCGATGATAGTCAAACGGGTGTTTGGACAGATGTTGATGATGCTCAAACTTCAAATTGGACGCAGATAGCTGCGTAAAGGATTTAAAAATGTCTTCTACCTACTCCAATCTTGGTATCGAACTCATTGGTACTGGCGAACAAGCCGGTACATGGGGGACGACTACTAATTCCAATTTTAGCAGCATCATCGACAACGCTATTGTCGGGTATGTAAAAATAACACTCACCACCGCAGGGACTTCGGGATCTCCGAATACTCTCAACGTTGCGTCTGGTTCTGCTTCAAATGGACAAAAACGAATTGTCGAGGTTTACAGCGCCTCCGATCTTGGGGGAGACGTTTACCTTCAAATTACCCCCGCTACGTTCAATGGATACTACTTCATCCGAAATAGTCTAGCAGGCAGTCGTTCTCTTCGTATCTTTCAAGGAACGTATTCTGTCGGAAACACAGTGCTACTTGCTAATGGATACGACGCCGTTATTCGTTGTGATGGCGCAGCGACCCCTATTGTGTCCCTTGTACTTAACAATATCCAAGGTACATCATTTTCTGGAAACGCTGCTACGGCTACGACGGCTACGTCGGCTACGACGGCTACAAATGCTACGAACACCGCGATCACTAACGATGCAGCAACTGCGGTATCAGTTTACCCAACGTGGGTAACCGCCAACACTGGCAATCTCCCACAGAAAACTACCAGCGCGTCATTATCTTTTGTCCCATCTACGGGGGTTTTGAGTGCTACGTCTTTTAGCGGTGCAGGTACTGGGCTGACTGGAACGGCGGCATCTTTGACTGTAGGTACGGCTGGTACGGCTGCTACGGCTACGACGGCTACGTCGGCTACGACGGCTACAAATGCTACGAACACCGCGATCACTAACGATGCAGCAACTGCGGTATCAGTTTACCCAACGTGGGTAACCGCCAACACTGGCAATCTCCCACAGAAAACTACCAGCGCGTCATTATCTTTTGTCCCATCTACGGGGGTTTTGAGTGCAACTGGGTTCTCTGGCCCTCACAACGGTACCGTAGGGGCTACTACGCCAAACACAGGGGCATTCACCACCTTAAGTGCCTCTTCGACCGTTAGCGGCGCGGGGTTTAGTACTTACTTAGCTTCTCCTCCGGCTATTGGAGGAACTGCCGCCGCTGCGGGCAGCTTCACCACTCTAAGTGCCTCTTCAACCGTTAGCGGCACGGGCTTTAGCACCTACTTAGCTTCTCCTCCGGCTATTGGAGGAACTGCCGCCGCTGCGGGCAGCTTCACCACCCTAAGTGCCTCTTCAACCGTTAGCGGCGCGGGGTTTAGTACTTACTTAGCTTCTCCTCCGGCTATTGGCGGAACTGCGGCAGCGGCTATTACAGGCACCACGATCACTGCCACCACTGCGTTCTCTGGCCCTCTGAACGGAACCGTAGGCGCTACTACGCCTTCTACTGGTGATTTCACCACTCTAAGTGCATCCAGCACCCTTGCTGCCGGCGGCGTGTCCACCGGCTATTCACTCACAGTACGCTCTACCGCGCTTGCAAACGCATATTTTGTTGATACCGATTCCGGCACGGGCGGTATGTACATCAATTTTTTGAAAAACAGCGCGTCCCCAGCGGCAGGGGATGACCTTGTTAATTTGCGTTTTTACGGCAATGACAGCACCTCTGTCCAGACCGAATACGTCCGATTGACGACAACAATCGCAGACCCGACCAACGCAAGCGAAGACGGCACACTGTCGTTACTTACCGCAAAAGCCGGCTCCCTTCAGGAGCGGGTTCGATACTCTTCTGCGGACGGTTTTTATATTGTAGACGGGGCATTCCGCGCCCCCGATGTTTATGCCAGCACCACCGGCACTGCCGCAAATATGGTGATGAGTTCGGCCAGCGGTATTCTCCAGCGCAGCACATCCTCGCTGCGGTATAAAAACAGCGTCGAGAATGCGACCTACGGCCTTGCTGAAGTAATGCAACTTCGTCCTGTTACCTACAAGGGAAACAACGACGGCGATACCGTTTTTGGTGGATTCATTGCCGAGGAAGTGCATGACATTGGGCTGTCTCCGTTTGTGCAGTACGACGAGCAGAACCGCCCCGACGCGCTTGCCTACGGCAACATGGTCTCTCTGCTGGCCAAGGCGATGCAGGAACAGCAGGCGATGATCGAGGATCTCAAGGCCCGTATCGCGGTGCTTGAAGCCAGATAATGAACGCGCATGACAAACTCTCGGTTTGGGTGACGCTCATTGCTACGGTTACGTTGTCCATGATTTTAATGTCGATGGTGGGCGGCATGATAGTTGGATTGTTTGACGAGAAAGTGGACAACAACAAGATTTTTGAAGCTGTGCTGCCTGCGTTTCAAACAATTGTCGGGGGCTTCATCGGGCTAATTACTGGCATCAAGATCGCCACAGACCAACGTCGCGACGATGCAGGGGATAAATAGTGGACTATCAAATGCTTTTTAACATTGTCCTCGGTGCGGCGATGTCAATTGTAGGGTGGTTTGGTCGTTCTGTTTGGGAAGCCAGTATCGAACTCCGCGCTGACCTTTCTCGCCTGCGGGAAGACATTCCGAGAACTTATGTGGCCCGCGAAGATTACCGCGCTGATATTCGAGAAGTAAAAGAAATGCTGACCCGTATTTTTGACAAACTTGATTCCAAGGTAGACAAATGACGTTTGAAGAATCTTTCAAAGTGCTTATTGGGCACGAGGGCGGCTACAGCGACGACCGCAACGACCCCGGCAACTGGACTGGCGGCAAAGTAGGCGTTGGCGAATTGCTGGGCACCAAGTATGGCGTTGCCGCTAATTCGTACCCGATGGAAGACATCCAAGGGCTGACGCTGGAACGAGCGCAGCAAATTTACCGCCGGGACTATTGGGACAAGTTGCACGCCGATGACCTTCCTAAACAGGTGCGGTTTGCGGTGTTTGACGCAGCCGTCAACTCCGGTGTTGGTCAGGCGGCGAAGTGGCTTCAACGGGCTGTTGGGGTTAAGGACGACGGCATTATCGGTCAGGGGACGTTGGCAGCGGTGCGAGCGATGGATCAGTACAAACTTGCTGCGGTTTTCAACGGCCAGCGCCTCAAATTCATGACCGAGTTGAAGGTTTTTGATAAATATGGTAAAGGGTGGGCGCGGCGCATTGCCGAGAACCTGATTAACCTTCCATAGGAGAATCCTCCATGAATCTTAAGTTTTTTCTAGATCGTGCGCGGGAACCTTCTACTTGGCGCGGTGCCGCTATTATGGCGGGCACGATGGGCGTTGGGGTTAACCCTGAAGCCATGCAGCAAATTGGGTTGGCGGTGGGTGCTGTCATTTCGGCAATCGAGATTTTCCGCAAGGAAAAATAAATGCCCCTTACTAAGCTAGTATTCAAGCCGGGGGTAAACCGAGACCAAACCAACTACGCTGGCGAAGGTGGTTGGTGGGAGTCCAACAAGATTCGGTTTCTCTCTGGCTTCCCTCAAAAACTAGGAGGCTGGGTAAAAGCCTCGGTCACTTCGTATCTGGGCGTCTGCCGTTCGCTGTTTAACTGGATTCCAGCAGCGGGATATAACTTCCTTGCGCTTGGTACTAGCTCCAAAATTTATGTCGAAAGCGGCGGGACACTGCACGACATCACCCCGCTCCGCGCTACTTATACCGGCGCATCGGCTCCTCAAGACACCGACAACTGTTTCACTACGGTATCGGGGTCTACTACTGTCACGGTTACCATTAATTCACATGGTGCAGTAGATGGGGACTATGTGGTTTTTTCTGGGGCTGCGGCGGTTGGTGGCGTGCCCGCTACCAGTCTTAACGACGTTCAGTTTCTCGTTTCTAACGTCACCGCCAACACGTTTACCATCACGGTAGACACCGCAGCAACTTCTGCGGCTACTGGCGGTGGAACGAGCATTACGGCGTTTTTCTACATTCCTTCGGGGTTTTCTACCGCCGCTTTCGGTGTAGGTTGGGGCGCTCCTCCGTGGAGTGGGTCTGGGACAACACCAACGACTGGCTGGGGTATCGCTTCGGCAACTGCTGTTTCTGTACCTATCCGCCTTGTTTATTTTGCGACTAGATACGACGCCACTACAGATAACACAGATCTGCTTTTCAACATTCGCAACGGCAGTATTTACTACTGGACTGCGGACACTTCGTTCAATGTAGCTCCTGCCACAACCCCTACTAATGCGGTTTTATTGAGTAGCATAGTCGGAGCAAATTCTGTCCCTGATCAAGTAGGGCAGATTCTATACGATCCTCAGAGCGGAATTTTGATGGCGTTTGGTGCTACTACCTATGGCGGTAGTTCTACATTCTATGATCCACTTTTGGTTCGTTGGGCTAGCCAAAACGATTATCTTGACTGGGATCCCGCGTCTTCTGAGTTATCCACCGCCGGATTCTTAAAATTACAGACGGGTTCCAATATTTTGCGGGCCGTCCCAAACTTAGATGAAACGTTGGTGTTTACGGAGCGGTCTATTTCTTCTGTGAAATTTATTGGTGGCACAGATGTGTTCAACCAAACTTTGATTTCATCTTCAATTTCACTTATTGGCCCCAACGCCGTTATTTCCAAAAACAACGTGCTGTACTGGATGGGGACGGATAAGTTTTTTTCATACAACGGTCGTGTGGAACCCATCCAATGCACCCTACGCCAACATGTGTTTGAGAATATAAATTGGGCACAGTCTGAGCAGTTTTTTGCCGCGTCAAACGAACGGTTTTTTGAAATTTGGTGGTTCTATTGTTCTGCCAACTCCGACACCATCGATAAGTACGTTATTTACAACTACGCTGAAGGGCCGCAAGGTATTTGGTATTACGGTGATTGCACCAATGGGTTAACTCGCACGGCGTGGTCTGACTCTCCGTTGCGGCAATACCCGCAGGGGGCAAGCGGGGATGATAGCTATCTGTACAACCATGAGTACGGTATGGACGCCGGGGAACTCCCGATGACCTCTTACATCATCTCTAACAACTTTGATCTTGAGCCAGATGGCGATAAGTTTATGTTGGTGCGCCGACTTATCCCTGATGTGTCGTTCATAGGATCTAACACAGCTTCAGGGGTTAGCCCTACTGTGGATTTCACGTTGTATCCGCGTAATTTTCCGGGGTCTGCGTACATGACGACCAATGCGGAAGGACAGGATTTTTCTCGATCTGTAACGCAGAGTGCGGGATCAACAGTGACTGTAGAGCAGTACACAAACCAAGTATTTGTTCGTGCCCGTGCCCGTCAGATGGGTGTCTCTATTGAGTCTTCCGGGGTGCTGGGAGTTAACTGGCAGTTGGGCGCCCCACGCCTTGATATGCGTGAAGACGGTAAGAGGGGGTAATTGTGGCGTTTGATCAATTCAAATCGACCCGTCTACCTTCGGCCCCCAAAGAGTACGACCCCGTATTCTTCAATCGGTACTCCCGGTCGCTGGATGTCTTCTTTGCAATTTTGGATTCCAAAGCCGGGATGAACACGAGCAGCATGTCTGCCGACAGATTTGTCACACCGTTTGCCGCCCTTCCGGTAGCCAACGGGGCAAACAATGATCTTAAGATTCCATTAAACACGTTCTTTAGGATTTCCTCCCCTACTGGGGCGTTCTCCATTACGGGGGTTTTGACCGGGGATTCGTTGTATGATTCAACCCCCGCTTTGGTCTATGCCGCGTTGGATGGGCAGCAAGTGACGCTGTTTAATTCCACCACCTATGCCATGACCATTGCAAATCAAAGCGCCAGCAGCGATGCGCCAAACCGCATTATTACGAATACCGGAGCCGACATCGTTACGACAGGCTCGGGGGCGGTGACGCTTATTTATTCACGGGCAGATGCACGCTGGGTCGTCATCTCTGCACAGCTTTAAGTAGGAGTTTGGCATGGCGACTAAAACCTCCGCACCTGTCTTTCGTGGGTACGACAACCTTGAATATTTGATAAATAACGTCAAGCCCAACAGTGGTACGTTTTGGATGAGTGACCCCCGTACTGGAGGCGTTAATCCGGTATTTCAACAGCAGTTAAACCAGCAGAAAGCCGCAGCGGCTAGCTATGTCCCTAAAAAAGGAGATATGCGGTATGGCTTTGTCAAATTCGGGCAAGGCATGGATCCCGAAAAAGACAACCGTAGCTGGCAAGAAAAATTCTCCAACACTAAAGGTGCCGGCCTTTGGGCAATGGGCATCAATCCCGACGATCCACAAGCCGAAGCCAAAGCGCAGGCAATGCTCAAGCGCATCCTCGACAACCCGAAGTATTCGACGGGGGTTTGGGGTAACAAACAATGGGGGCGCGACGACGCCAAAATGCCCGGTGTGCGGCAGCTTATGGCCCAGAACCCCAACATCCCCGCTACAGAACTTCTTGATTACGCCAAACGTGCGCCACAGGCACAGAACGCGCTTCAGCCCCGCGATATTGGAGGCATGATCGCAGACACGTTTGCAGAAATCGCCTTGACTGTTTTATCAGGCGGAAACCCTACTCTCGCGGTTATGTACGGCGCTGCCAAAGGCGGCAGCGACACCGGCTCTTGGCTTGGCGCTGGGTTAGGTGGGTTAGGTGGGTACACCACTGGACTAGGCACCGCCAATATTATGCAGGGTATTTCCGCTGCGGGCGGGCCTCTTAATTACGTCAGTCAAATTCCAAGTAACATCGCAACTTCAATAAAAGATTTTGGTACTAATGTTACCGATTTTGTTACGCATCCTATTGACTATACAACTAAAGCTGTTTCTGACGCTGTTAGTGGGGTTAAAGATAAAATTACAAAC